ATGACGGGAATATCATATCAAATCGAAGTTGAAGGCAATACGCTCAACATAACACCAGGGCATGTAGCCCTGAATCCCAACAAAGCGGAAATTATAATCGCTGAGAAGATGAGTGAGTTCTATAGTAAGTATATAAACGTAATGATTAAGCAACTCGCAAAATCAGGATTTACGGTTGTTGTCGCAGCCAGTGAAGATCTATTGAATACGCAGATGGGCGGGGATCAAGGCGGGGATTGCGCAGATGGGGGTGTGAGGTGAAGCAGATTAAGCGGATCTTCCGGAAGAGTATATGTGCGATCCGGGGGCATAAGTGGGGCGTGTATCGCAGAGAGCAAGGTTTCCATAACGGGTATGAGCATACCACTTACAGACATGCGGTGGTGTGTGCCAGGTGTTTTAAGATAGAGCGGTGGATCGACCGGGGTGAGTATAGAAGGTTGAAGAGATTGGGGAGGGTGATCTCATGAGACGAAGTAAAGCGGGAACATTGCATCGCAATGGGCGGGCAGAAGAAGGTAGGAGATCAGATTTGATGGGGGTTGGGGCGCTGAGGGAAAGCGCCCCAACGGATCAGGGCTTAACGGGCGTATTTCAAAGAGACATCCGGTTGCGCTTCGGGTGGAGATGTGCCCGTTAATCTTTGTGACAAGAACCGTGCCATACGAGGACGCCAGACCCGCGAATCTGGCGTCCATTTTTTGTGTGGGGCGGTAAAGGAGAATATGTATGGCAAGGGATGAAAGGTTCCCGCAGAAGAGCGCAGATCGATGCGCAGATAACGCAGATTGGTTGAGTGTGAAGGCGTATGCGGAACGGAGCGGTAAGAGCCGGCAGGCGGTATTGAAGGCGATCAAGAGCGGTAAGTTGGAGGTGAGGGAAGAATCTCATCCAACCATACCAGGTAGAATGTCCTGGATGATCAGATGCCATGACAACCATGACAACCATGACAACCATGACAACCATGACAACAATGACAACCATGACAACCATGACAACCATGACAACCATGACAACCATGACAACCATGACAACCATGACAACCATGACAACCATGACAACCATGACAACCCGCCACTGATAACCGATGACAAGCATGACAAGCAGGTAGATGTTGTGCCACCGGGTCATGGCAGGAGGGGGGGAGGTGGAGTCCAGGGTGCGGAACCAGGACCATGCGAACCATTCCCCACCACCGATCTGTGCCGTGTGTGCAAATTTGCACATCCATATTGTGATGGATGCTGCCGGATATGCAATAGTCGATGCAATAGTGGCCAAATGTGTCATGTTTTGGCGGATCATGCAAAAAAAGCGATGATTGCCGCCACTGGCCGTCCCAATGGATGGGAGAAGACATATGAATCCTTGGTGGATACTCCATTATTACGGTCGAGGGCTGCCAAAGCTGCCAATCTGGGGATTGGTGTACCAGACCCATGCGCCTCCGATAGCAGCGATGCTGCTGGAGGCAAGTGCAACTTGCCACACCAAGCCCCCACCTCACCATCTGGCCATCTGGCCATCTCGCCAGACAGGCTGAATGAATTCAGTCAGGATGACTCTTCCACTAAAAAAGAACTGGATACCAGCCTGCGCTGGAATGACGGGAGTAACGAGTGCTGGAATGACGGAGAGACGGAGAAAGCCGGTTCGAATCCGGTGGGGATAGATGGAGATGGAGAAGGGGCGCTGAGGGAAAGCGCCCCTACGTTGGAGGAGCGGGGCTTGGATCTGCGTCCGCGTCGGGCGGAGGTGCCGGAGCGGTACCGGGCTATGGTGGAGGCGCGGGTAGCGGTGGTGAGCGAGGTGTCTGGTTTGAAGGGGGCGGAATTGCGGAAGTGGGTGGAATTGTATAATTTGGGAATGATCAGCGGGGGGACGCTGCGGGTGACGGGTCAGTTGGCGGTGCGGACGGTTTACCGGTGGGTGAAGCAGTATCAGGATGATGGTGCTGCGGCGTTGGTGCCGGGTTATGAGAAGGGTAGTGGCGGGCGTAAGATCCCGGTGGATGATCAGAATAAACTATTAGCGCTCTTGCTGCATCCGAACCGGGTGCGGGTAACGACGGCGGTGAACGTGATTGCGGACTGGTACCGGATCCACCGGCGTGAGATGGGCTATAGCGTTAAAACGGCGGTGCGGTGGTGCGAGGACTGGCGGAAGGAGCATCTGGCGCAGTGGACGCTGGCAAGGGGCGGAGTGAAGCAATTCCAGGAGACGATCAACAAGACGATCATCCGGGACTGGGACCTGGTGGAAGTTGGCGATGCCTGGATGAGTGACGGTCATACGCTCGAGGTGATGATCATCGATCCGCGGGACGGGAAGGCGCGGAAGCACGAGATAATCGTGTGGTTCGATTGCCGGAGCCGGATGCCGGTGGGTGCGAGTATCAATATCACGGAGAATACGGAGGGGATCCAGATCGCTTTCCGGAATGCGGCGTTGTGGACGGGTTATGTGCCGTTGGCGGTGTATATCGATAATGCCAAGGCGTATGTGAGCAAGTATTTTACGGGGGAGAACAGCGGAAAGGGACGGAAGGGATTAACCAGGGAAGGCACGGAGAGGCACGGAAAAGAATTGAGAATGGCGGCTGGGGCGCTGAGGGAAAGCGCCCCTACGGACGGACAAATGGAACTTATGCAACGGATCGGCGGAGCCGATGTGAGCGCAGAGGATATAGATATGACGATGCAGGGGGTTTATGGGCGGTTGGGGGTCAAGGTGATCAACAGCATGCCGTATAATGCGAAGGCGAAGCATATCGAGCGGTGGTGGCAGAGTTTACAGGAAGAGGTGGAGCGGTTCATGACGGGTTGGACGGGGTCGAGTCCGGCGGATAAGCCGGCGACGATGCTGCGTAATGAGAAGTATATGCAGCAGCGGTTTCCGCATCAGGCGGTGACGGTGGAGCAATTCAAGCAGATCTTTGAGCACTGGGCGGTGGAGCGGTATGGCAAGCGGGAGCACCGGGGCTTGGGGGGACGGACGCCGCTGGAAGTGTTTATCGAGGGCAGCGAGCGGATCGATGAGAGCAGGCGGATCAGTGCTGATCAATTGAATTATCTGATGTTAGCGATAGATCAAAAGCGGGTAACGAACCAGGGGATCCGAGTGAACGGCGTGATCTATTGGGACGTGGCGTTGGTGCATCATGTGAAGAGTGATGTACGGGTGCGTTGGGACTATTGGGACGTGCGGAGCGTATTGGTATATGACGAGAATGACCGGTTTATCTGTCAGGCGGGGGCGCGGAAGCTGCAGCATCCGTTGGTGCGGCTGAGTGATGATCCGCAGACGGTGCGGGAGTTGGTGGCGGAGCTGAAGCAGATCAAGGGAGTGGAGCGGGACGCACGGCAGGCGGTAGCGGAGACGCAGAAGCGGATCGGTAGTGCGTTGGACGAGGTGCTGGCATTGCCGGAGACGAAGGCGTCACTGATCCAGGAACAGCGGTTGATCCCTGGTCCGGATAGCGCCGGTGCGGGAGTAGGCGCAGAAGCGGAGAGTGGAGTAGCGAAGGTGAAGTTAAGCAAAGAAGTAATCGAAGAATTACGCCGAATGGGCTTAAGATAAGGAGATAGCGATGAAAGAATTAGTAATGAGCAGAACGGTGAACGTGAAAATGGCGGAGGAGGATCTGAAGCTGATCCTGAGCCGGAATCCTACCGAGATGGTGGGTTTGAGCCTGATCTACGGAGCGCCGGGGCTGGGCAAGACGCGGTACGTGTGGCGGACTGCGGTGCAGAACGGGTATTTGTATATGCGTTTAGATGCGGCGATGACGCAGAAGGCGTTTTTGAAGGAATTGCACCGGTTGCTGAGCTATAAGTATCAGGTATTACCACCAGTGGGGAGCAATCACCGGATCTTTATGGACATCATCAGCGTGTTGCATGATGCGCCGGATCTGGTGATCTTCATTGATGAGATCGATTATGCGTTCCGGCGTCGTGACATATTGGGAGCGATCCGGGACCTGGTGGACAAGACGACAGTGACGATCGTATTGGTGGGGATGCAGGACGCCTATCATAGTTTATTGGCAGCAAATGCGCACTATTTTGACCGGTGTCTGCGGTTCACACACTTCAAACCGCTAACGGCGGAGGATGTGGCGATCGTGGTGCAGGAGGTGAGTGAGGTGGCGATGGACAAGGATCTGATCCAATTCATCCAGAAGGACAGTAGCGGTACGCTGCGTAACGTGATCAAGTGGATTTCGCTGATCGAGAGCATTTGCATGAAGCATCATATCCAAAGTGCGAGTTTGGAGGTACTGGAGCGGCTCAATGCGGACAAAAGCTAACATGGTGCGGGATTACGTGTATATGCATAGCGGCATATTCACAGCGAGACAGGTGGTGGCGGATACCGGGGTGTGTATAGCGACAGTGCAGTACATCCTGGAGCAATTGCATATAGATGGCAAAGTAAAAGTGATCAAGCGAGAAGGGCAGCGTTACATATATGTGCGTAGTCAGCCGAAAGGTAAGAAGGATGCGGATGAGGGCAAGGATGCGAAGGAGAAGCTGCTCACTAAGATGATGAAAGGGGTGTGGTACAGTAGCAAGACGCTGCGGCGAGAGACGCGGGTAAGGATCAGCTACCGGCAGTTGTGCGCATTAGTGGAAGAGGGCAGGATCATGCACCGGTTTGGAGATTACAAGAGAAGCAATTATTGGATGAGGGGGTAAGGATGCCGCGGGAAGAATTTACTAAGCAAGCCAGTTTGCTGTGGCATTACGTGCGGATGGCGGATTGGGACAAGCAGGCGGGGAGCAAGCCGTGTTCGCGGTTTGAGGCGTATCTGCTGAAGACATTCGGGGTGACGCATGCGAACTGCCTGGATCAGGAGCAGATGCGGGCGGCGATAGCGACGATGAAGCGGTATGCTGATAAAGCGGCGCATGACAAGAAGAAGCGGCTGAGGCAGACGGTGATGGCGACGGTGGTGCGAGCGGGGCATGACGTGGACTGGCTGCATGACCAGATGGAGGCGTGGGGTTATGGACGGAGCATGAGAGAGCTGGGCTATCAGGATACGGTAAAGGTGCTGCAGACGGTGCAGGGGATGTTTGGTAATCACGGAAGCAACGGAAGGCACGAATAAGCACGAAAAGGTGCGGGAAGGAAAAAAAAAAGGGAAAGAGACAAGACGATAAACGAATAAAGGAGAACAAAATGAACGAGAAGAAGAAAAGGACAAAGCGGGTGAACATGAAAAGGGTGATCCCGGGACCGAATGGCGAGACCTATCTGGCGGATGTGTTGGATAGCACGATCGTAAAGCGTGATGCGCTGGTGCGCCGGCTGATCAGCAGGGCGGAGAAACTGAGCGAACTGGTGCAGAAGTATGCGTATGATGTGGCGCGTGACGTGGATGAGTATCTGGCGGGCAAAGCGGGCGAATATGGCGAGGAATGGGTAGGTAACACGATCCTGCGGACGCTGGACGGTACGATGCAGGTGGAAGTGGATATCCAGCAGCAGAAGTCGTATGATGAGCGGTTGGCGATCGCTGCGGAGAAGATCCGGCGGTGGATCGACAGCAAACTGGATAACGTGGATGATCCGGGGACGCGGGAAGCGCTGATCCAGTTGAGCAGTATCGCCAAGGCAGCGTTGCGAGTGGATCAGCAGGGCAAGGTGGATCAGAAGAAGCTGAATATGCTGAAGAAATTTGAATTTGCGAATGCGCCGGAATGGGTGGAAGCAATCCGACTGCTGAACGAGAGCGAGCAGATATCTGGGAAGAAGCGTTATATCCGGTTTAAGAAAGCGGGCGCCACGGGTAAATTGGAAGGGATCCCGGTGAACTATTACGAGTTTTAGGAGGAAGCGATGAGTGACGCAATTACCATGGGATACCTGCTGGTGTGTGCGCTGGTGATCAGCGTTGTAGCATTGGTGGGAGTGTTGGGATTCTGGCACGAGAAGCGGTATTACCGGGCGCTATATCGCAGTGCGATGCAGGACAGGTGCCGGTATAAGCATGCGGGTTTGAAGAATGCGGAGCGGATAGCGGGGCTGAAGCGTCAGGTGAGCGATCTGGAGATCGTGCGGGACAAGATGGACAGTGACCTGGACGTGAGTCATGAGCATATCCGGATGATGCAGGAGACGATCGATGATCTGGAGAAGCTGGTTCAGATGAAAGATGAGGAGCTGAATGTGTGGGAGAGATTAACCACGGAAGGCACGAAGAAGAACGGAAAGGACGGACAAGCGATGCTTATGCAACAGGCCTGCGTTGGTGGAAAGGTCGCATTGGAATGCGGCCATACGGATCGATCCCTGGCGATGGTGCGGACGCCCGCTGAGGAGACGTTGCGGTTGTGCCTGGAAGGAAAGGTGCGGGATCTGAAGCGGATGGAAGCGGTAAATGAGAACCTGCGGAAAGAGAATGATATTCTGCTGAAGCGGGTGGCAGGCGAGACGAAAGCGAGCTGGCAGTATGCTCGGGATCTGGAGAAGAGCTGGGAAGAGCGGGATAAACAGCGGGCGGAATTGCGGTTGGCGCAAGCTGAGATCAGCAAACTACGGAGTGACTTGAAGCGGATACATGCGGAGCTGGACAAGCCATTTATCCAGGTGTTGTCGGATCGTTTGGAAGTCAGGGCACCGGTACTGGAAGAGGGTAATGAGCTGAGAGAGCAGTTTCCGGAGGGGAATGTAGCCACGGAAAACACGGAAAAGCACGGGATGGAAGGACAAGAGGGTGGTGCTACGGAGCCTTATGAAAAGCCGCTGTTCCTGGAGATGGCGCTGAGCCCAAGGCTGAGCAAGGTCTTGGCGAGCGGAAAGGAGTTTCTGCTCGTGACTGAGACGGAGCCGTATTACCTGGATGTTTATAGGATAATCCGCCAGCAGGAGAAGGAGCAAGGCACATGGACGCAGCAGGATGAGGAGCGGTATGTGGAGGCTTTGGAAGATAGAATTAAGGAACTGGATTCCTGCCTACGCAGGAATGACAAAAAGGAGGTGGGTAATGGCGAAGGCGGAATTTAGGGATCAGCAGCAGTATTTGTGGAGTTTGGTGCGGGCATTGGAGAAGCTTGCCGGTAGCTGGACGGCGCTGGGGGAAATTGCATATGGGCAGAAGTAAGATCCAGGATCAGGTGGGCTGTGAGGTGCAATTGTGCCAGGCAGCCCACTGTGATCCAGAGAGGAAGCGAACATGCGCATTAAGAAGAGAATACTTAAGCGAAACGGCAAAACTGCGGGAGCGGTATGCCGAGGCGCAGAGCGAAAGAACGAGGAATATTTGGCGGAAGCGAATGGAGCGGATGGGGATATGGGACGAGAACACCGAGAAAAGCGGAACCGGCTGATCAAGCGGGAAGTCCAGAAACTGATCGAAGACGGGCTGACGTTTAAGGAAGCGCGTTATGTGGTGGCGGAGAAGTACTTCCTGAGTGCGGAGCAAGTGAAGCGGATATACTATGAGACCAGGGAGGATTGAACGGATGACGGATCGGGAACTGTGGCAGAAGGCGGCGGAACTGATCGGGGTGGAGACACTTCAGAAGCGGTTTCGCCGGTGGATATTGATGGTGATTAAGAAGGTTGAGAAGGTTGAGGGGGTTGAGGGGGTTGAGAAGGTGGCAGAGGAGATCATCCGGGATCTGAATGCGAAGGCGGGGCGGGGCTACCGGGCGACGAAGCAGGTGATGGTGATGATCAAGGCATTGATAATTGAGGGGTATATCCTGGAAGATTTTATGCGGGTGCATGAGGTGAAGGCGGCGCAGTGGCTGGCGGATGAGAAGATGGCGCTGTATTTGCGACCGAGCACACTATACCGGAAGAGTCATTTTGATGAGTATCTGGCGGAGTGGGATGAATTTGAGCGGAAGCGTCAGGAGCGGGTGAGTAAGGGTTCCCGCAGATCGGCGCAGATGGGGGCGCAGATTGACGCGGAAAAAGAGGATCCAAGGGTGAAGGATCGGGATCTGATGGTGCGGGCTTGGTGGGAGTTTGACAAGTGGGTGGAGTTTGTAAGGTGGACGAGTCAATTGAGCAGTGCGGAGGCGCTGAAGCGGTATGAGATGCCGGATTGGATCAGAAAGTTGCGGGAGGCGGAAGGATCGCTGATGAAGGTAGCGACGGGACGGGTGCCGGCATGGGTGGAGAAGGAATACCAGAAAGCGAAGCGCGAGCGGAAAGCCCCGGGATGACCGGGGCTTTTGATTTAACCACGGAAAGCACGGAAGGGCAAGGAATGAAATTGAGAATTGAGAATTGAGAATGGAGGCTGGGGCGCTGAGGGAAAGCGCCCCTACGATGGTGGTGGCGGTGCATAATGACAATATATTGGGTTGTGCGAGGAGGATAATGTTATGATGGAGAGGCGAGGTTCGTATGAATTGGAAGTTTAGGAAGACGAGGGCAATGGGCGTAAGCGCGGAAGCGCTGGCAGAGGCGCGCAGATCGGCGGTAATGAAGGATATGGTGTTGCCGCGGTATGCGTGGGCGACGGTATTGGAGCGGATCACGCCAGCAGAGATTATCAGTGCGTTGCGGGAGTACCGTGAAGAGGGCAAGTATAAGGAGTTGAGTGAGTTGTTTGACTTATTCATCGATGCGGACGACAATTTGCAGTATCTGGTGGATGTGCGCAAAGAGGCGATCAAGCGGGCGCTCTGGAGTTTTGGCGAGACATTACCTAAGCCGAAGCAGGAGTATTATGACGGGCTGCTGGAGCGTTATCTGCCGGGTTGGATCGATGTATTTTTGGAGCAGAAGTTGTATGGCTGGCATTTTGTACAGATATTGTGGGCGTTGGAAGAGGGCAAGTATGTGCCGGCAGGGTTGCGGGAGTATCACGGGCTGGATCTGCGGAAGGTGGATAATGAGATCGTGATGTATCACAAGGACAAGCCGTATGAGCTGGAAGAGATGCGGTTTGTGCGTTATCTTTATCGCCGTCCGAAGTTGCACAGTATCCTGAAGTATTATGTTTTTTATTGTTTTGCGATCAATAACTGGGCGCAATTTACGGAGACATACGGTAAACCGCAGCGGGTGGGCAAGTATGAGCCGACAGCAACGGCGCAGGAGATCGCATGGCTGAAGCAGGCGGTGACGGCGCTGGGCACGGATCAGGCGGCGGTGGTGAGCAAGAACACGGAGATCGACTTCAAGGACTTTACGGGGAAGAGCGAGAGCCGGGATCTGTATATGGTGCTGTGTGAATTTGTGAGCAGCCGGGTGACGAAGGTGATCCTGGGTCAGACGATGACGACGGAAGCTGCTAAGTATGGGACGCAGACGCTGGGCGAGGTGCAGGCGGAGGTGAAGGAAGACATACTGAACGCGGATCTGGCAGATCTACGTGTGTTTGTGAACGAGATATTGGACCGGGTCGATCGGATCAACTTTGGCGGTGGCGGGGTGAGGGTGTGGTTTGAAGCGCCGAAGCCGGTGGATCTGGAGAGACGGATCATGATCGATGAGAAACTGGTGCGGTTGGGCGTGCCGGTGGCGGTGGATCATTTTTACGCAACGTATGGAGTGGATCGACCGGGGGAGGGTCAGGTGGTGGTGGAAAGGTTCACGCAGATTGACGCGGATAAAAACGCGGATAGCGCAGATGAAAAGAAAAGCAAAACGGATCGGACAGAAAAAGCGGATGGAGCGGATAAGGAATTGAGAATGGAGGCTGGGGCGCTGAGGGAAAACGCCCCTACGGATGGTGACAGAGCAGTGCCGAATCGGAGTTCGGCATCCCAGGCAGTAGGATTGGCATCCTGCTCTACGGAGGCAAATGCGGGCGTGGGTGGAATGGACAGAAGTTTGGCACAACTGCAGATGGAGATCCGGGCATTGCCGGAGCTGGAGGATCTGGAGGCGTATATTCCCAGGGGGTTCATTGCGGAGTATGGTCAGGAGCTGGGCAGAGCGGCGGTGCTGGAGTATGTGGCAAACCGGAAGCGGGGTAATAAGACCGCCAACCGGGGCTTACCGTCGATAGAATTCGAGTGGGATGCGGAGAACGTGCGGACGATTGCGGCGTTGCGGAACCAGGCGATGATCATCAGCGGGGTGCGGACACGGACAGCGGTGGAAGCGCTGAAGGCGGAAGCGGTAGCGGCAGTGGCAGCCGGCGGGAGCTTTGCGGACTTTATCGAGCGGGCGGAACTGGCGGGCTATGCTTCGGCAAATCCGTATCATCTGCGGACTGAATTTGACAATGCACGGACAACGGCGGCGCAGTGCGGGCGGTGGCAGCAGTGGATGGCGGACAAGGCGCTATTCCCATATCTGAAGTATGTGACGATGCGGGATGAGCTGGTGCGGGCAGAGCATGCGTTGCTGGACGGGATCGTGCGGGCAGTGGATGATCCTTTCTGGGATATGAATTACCCGCCTAATGGCTGGAATTGCCGCTGTGACGTGGAGCAACTGACCGAAGGGGAAGGGGAGAAAGATCCGGGGCTGACGCGAGAAGATCCGGGCGTGGAGCATGATGCGTCGTTTCGTGGGAACGTGGGGAAAAATGGCAAGATCCCGGGTGGAGCGGAAGCGGATTATGAGCGATATGCGGACCGGGGGGAAGGAGAGGTTCCCGCAGATGGCGCGGATAAAAACGCGGTTTGCGCAGATGTAGGATTAGCCACGGAAAACACGGAAGGCACGGAAAAGCGCGAAAAGAATGGAGAATTGGATGGTAAGGTTGAGGTGGTGAAGGACGTGCTGAATTATCCGGTATTAGTGGATCGGGATAAGCGGCGGGCTGACAAGGGACGGCAGGCGGTGGAAATGTTGCGTTCTGCGAGCGAGATCTGGCAGGGGAAGGGTGTAACCTACTACCTGCGGAGGAAGGGGCAAAAAATAGGGGTTATGAGCGTCACAGAGGGCAAGGCGAACATGGTGGTGGAATATCCGGTGAGCGAATACATGGGACAAGGACGTCGTGGATTCCAGGAATATGGGGTGTGAGATGGGTTGGTTCCCGCAAATGACGCAGATAATCCCACAGATAGCGCAGATGGGGTATAACCACGGAAGACATGGAAAGGGGGCAGGTGATGGCGCATAAGAAACAGACGATCGAGACGGCGAGACAGTTTTACGTGGTGGAAGGCAAGAGTGTCCGAGAGATCAGCGAAGTGATGAAACTGCCGCATGACACGGTGTATAAGTGGGTGAAGAAGGGAGAGTGGGACAAGGATATCCGTGACGGCAGTGGGCTGGCTCTGAGCATGGAGATGGAGCGGCAGTTTGTGGGCGAAATCAGGAAGGCGCTGGATGAGGAGCGGTTGACTGATCCGGCAACGGCAGATGCGCTGTGGAAGATCGCGAAGATGATGGAGAAGATGCGTCCGAAGCGGGTGATGCTGAGTAACGTGTTCAGTTTTATGGAGGATGCGGTGAACTACTTTGTGCAGCATGAGAATGATGGGGAGTGGTTAGAGAAACTGCATAAGCACATACCGCTATTGGCGGACTGGCTGAGGCGGAAGTATGCGGGGGATCAATGAGCCGGGTTGAGATAATCCGGAACCGGAAGGAATTTGAGGAGCGGATCCGGGAACTGACGGCGACGATCCGGGAGCGGGCCGTGATATTTCATAACGATACGGCGGATCAGCAGCTTGCGCGGGTGAAGAAGGCGAAGGGCGATCCGCTATATTTTGCAAAGACCTACTTTCCGCATTACGTGACATCTGAATTTGCCGAATTTCACGAGGAGGAGATGCGGAAGGCAGCGGAGGCGCTGGATGATGATGAGAGCCAGATCATGGCTGAGATCTGGTTCCGGGGGGCGGGGAAGAGTTCGCTACTGGCGATCATCCTGCCGATCTGGGCTGCTGTGACGGGGAAGGTGAAGTTTGCGATCCACGTGGGTGCTGACCGGGAGTTGTCGAAAGAGCGGACGGTGGCGATCCGGCTGGAGTATCAGCACAATGCACGGCTGAGGCATGACTATCCGGAGATAGCGATGGACGAGGGGATCGGCGAGGAGACGGACTTTAACACGCCGACAAATGAGCGTTATCGGGCGCAGGGCTACCGGCAGACGATTCGGGGCAAGATGAACGGACCGCATCGGCCGCGGCTGATCATTGTGGATGATCTGGAAAGCCATCTGGACACGAATCCACGGATAGCGAGGCAGAAGTATGAGTTTGTCACGGAAGAGGCGTTTGGTGCATTTGGCGAGAAGGGCGGACTGTTGATCTGGCTTGGCAATCTGACAAACAGCCAGAGTGCGTTGAAACAATTTGTGATGAAATGCGAGCGGGAGCCGGATAATCGATTTGTGCAGGTGCGGACAGTGCGGGCAGTGGAAGAGGGCAAGAGCGCATGGGAAGCGGCGTATCCGATGAAGAAGCTGGAAGCGATCCAGGCGGTGGTCGGAAAGCATGGATTTGATCGGCATTATATGATGAAGCCGGGGATCGATGGCGATGTGTTCCAGGAAGAATGGCTGAAGCAGTATAACCCGCACAATCCGTATAACCAGGAACTGGTCAAGAGCATTAAGAACGTGGGCTTTAACATTGTGCTGCCGAGCTGGGAGGATCTGCAGGTGGCGCGGACGGTGACATATTGCGACCCGAGCTTGGGTGGTGGCGAGACGAATGACTATAAGGCGATCGTGACGATAGCGCAGTTTGGCGGGCTGTATTACGTGGTGGATATCTGTCTGCGGCGGATGAGCATCCTGGATATGCTGGATTATATGTATCAGGTGGATAAGCGGTTCCGGACGCGGCATTTTATGGAGAGCAACTTTTGGCAGAAGCTGATCTGGCAGTTTTTACCGCAAAAGGCGGAGGAATATGGGTATATGCTGCCGGTGAGCGGGGTGGAAAGCCGGCTGAAGAAGGAAGAGCGGATCTTGATGCTGGAGCCGTTGTATCAGTGGGGGCATATCATAAACTGCACGGTTGGCGAGGACTGGGAGCAGATGAAAGAGCAACTGGTGGGCTTTCCGCACGCTGAGTATGATGATGGACCGGATGCGTTGGCGGGAGCGGTAGCGCAGTTTAGGGTGATGAGCCAGGGCGCGGGGTATGAAAGCTTGCAGAGGCGGGGAAATGTGGGGATGTTTTGATGGGGATTAACCACGGGAGGCACGGAAAAGAACGGAAGGGAAAAGAACTGGATTCTATCCTGCGCTGGAATGCCGGGGCTAAGGAAAAGGACAGAAGTTTGGCACGAAAGAGGAGAAAGTGATGTATATCGAAGTAGATGAGCTGGTAGTGGCGATCGGCTTCCAGGCGCCGGCAATGGCAGCGGGGAAGGAAGAAGGTGAGTTTGAGGACGAATGCGAGGCGGTGATCGAGGCAGTGACGGCGGTGATCGATGCGATGATCAGCGGTCGGGTGGATCCGAAGGACGTGGAGGATAATGCGATATTGAAGCGGGTGTGTCTGCAGATCAGTAAGTATGACGTGTTCAATCAGTATGCTCGGGACGAGGTGCCGGAGAGCGTTCGGAAGGACAAGGAAGAGGCGATGAAGACACTGGCTCAGATCCAAGAAGGGAAGATCGACCTGGTGGTGGCAACGCCGGGTGCGGTGGAGAGTTTCTTTGGTAGTACAACGCGGCAACTGGGGGAGTATTTATGATGGGGCTTAACCACGGAAAACACGGAGAGCACGGAAAAGAATTGAGAATTAAAAAGGGGTTGAGAGGGTTGAGAAGGTTGAGGAGCTGGGGCGCTGAAGGAAAGCGCCGCTACGATGAGCGTGGTGAGCGGTGCGTGAGTTAATGATATTGGTGGGACGATTGGCGGTGCGTCAGATTCAGCGTCGGATCCGGGAAGCGCGGGTGGCGCCGCGGACGGACAAGAAAGGGACGACTTTGGTGAAGCGGGGGCATCTGCTGCGGAGTATCCGGAACAGTGAACGGGGTGACAGCGTGATCATTACAGCGGGTGGTCGTGACGTGCCGTATGCCCGGATCCATCACGAAGGCGGGGTGATCCGACCGCGGAATGCGCAGTACCTGGCGATCCCGTTGACGCCGGAGGCAGCGTTGTATAAACCGCGGAACTATCCGGGTGAGACGTTTGTGGCGAAAGGCGTGATTTTTGTCAAGAAGGACGGCGGAAAGCCGGTGCCGGTGTATGTCTTGAAGAAAGAGGTGGTGATGCCGGGGCGGGCGTATATGTATCTGGATGAAGGAGATCGGAGCGAGATCGAGACAGCGGTGCGGGGCTGGCTGATGAATCAGGAAGGAGGCAGGTGATGCTGAAAGAGGTTGGTGAATCGATCAAGGCGGTATTGGAGACGAAATTTAAGCAAGTGGAGTATTATGAGGGTCAGTTTGAGCGGTTTGACGAGCAGGTGATCAATCCACCGGCGGTGTATATCGATTATGTAAGCGGTGAGGGGACTGAGACCGAGGATCCGTTTGGGACAATGAACTTTATCCTGTTTTTGATGACGAGCAAGCTGGAGCGGAATCCGGGGAATATGCTGGAGATGATCGAGACGGTGATCGGGCTATTCCAGGATAAGGGTTTGCGGGATGAAAAGAGAGCGTATCTGGGTCGGGGGTATTATGAAGGGTACCGGAATAATACGACATTTCCGGGGTTGATCATTTACGAGGTGGCGTTGAAGGTGGTGAGGTGAATTACCACGGAAGGCACGGAGAGGCACGGAATGAAATTGAGATTTGAGAATGGCGGCTGGGGCGCTGAGGGAAAGCGCCCCTACGATGGTGGTGGTGCAAAATGACAATAAATCGGGAAGGGATAAATAAGGTGAGTATAATTGAGACGAGAGGTGAGCAATGAATAAGCGCAGGAGATTGATCGCATGTGGCGAGCAGAACCGGGGTAAAATGCCGGAGGGGATGCTGGTGTGCGATAGTGCCATTGTGTGCAGCTCCATGGAGAACGGCAATTATGCGGTTCAGGTGGCCTTGGTGGGCGAATGGAAAGAGCGGGACATGATCGTGACGGAGCAGCGTTTGCAGGAGATGGTGAACAATTATGAAGCGGAAGGGCGCGATTTGTTGTTTGATCTGGATCATAACAGTATTTGGGGTGGCGGCACGAAGGCCGCGGGCTGGGGCAAGAGCATGCGGATTGATAATGGGCGGATCATTGTGGAGATGGAGCCGACGCCGGCGGGAAGGGCAGCGATCGAGAACAAGGAATACCGGTATTTGAGCCCGGTGTACGAAACGCGGAGGCGAGAAAGAAATACCGGCAAGGTAATGACAGATTGGAGAATGCACAGCGTAGCGCTGACCAATACTCCGTATCTGCAGGAACTGCCGGCAATAGCGAATAACGATACCAATGGAGGTAAAATGGATGAACTGCTGAAACTGCTGGGGGTAACCAGCGAGGAAGAAGCAAAGGCGGAAGTGAAGCGGCTGCAGGGCGAGATCGTGACTTTGGCGGAAGCGAAGGTGGCGAATGAGCAGCAGGTGGCGGAACTGAACGTAAAATTGAACGGGCAGGAAGTGGAAGCGGCGATCAATAGAGGCAAGCTGCTCCCGGCTCAGCGTGAATTGGCTGTGGCTTTGATCAATCAGGATCGCAAGCTGTATGAGCAACTGATCAGTAATTCGGCAGCCCTGAATCTGACCCGGGAAAAGCAACTCCCGGCGGGAGAAGGCGGAACAGGCGGTGAGGGCAATGATCTGGATAAGGTGAAGAGCTATGCGGAACTGGTGAATAACACCGCCCTGGCTCGCAAAATGTTTGATGTGCGTCCGGAGCGGTTCAACGAACTGTATGACGCATACATGAAAGGAGGGAAGTGATGGCGACGGGCTTTGGACAGAAGCAGTTTCTGGCGAAGGTGATGGAGATCGAGATCGAGAGCAAGAAAGATGAGATCGACATCCTGGCAACGGTGCATGACCGGAGCGGAGAACTGAAGGGACAGGAAGACACTTTGGTGATTCCGAAATTTACGCCTGGGGCGGTGCTGACGATGCCGATCACGGGCGAGAGCTTTGATAACGGCTCGGTGGAAGACACGATCAACCTGGCGATCAGTGATGAGAAGGGATATCCGATTCTGGTGGGCGTGGGCGAGCAATTGGAGACGAACATCAATCTGCGCGACACACGTGCCTGGGGCGGAGTGCAAGCACACAAGACCTATCGAAACGGGTTGTTACTGGCTGCGATAGCCGATGCAACGAAATCCGGACAGCGGTTGAAGAAGAAGGACAGCACGGACAACAAACTGACGGATGCGGACTTTATAGCAGCTGCGACGGCGTTGAACAATGCTAAAGCGCCGTTTAGCGACCGTTATGCCGCGATCGGGGCGAGTGACTATGCCGATGTGGTGAGCATACCGAACTTCATCAGCCGGGACAAGATGGGTGACAAGGGCGAAGTAATTCCGTTGAATCTGATCGGAATGATCCGCGGATTCAAAGTGATCCTGGTGCCGGACAGTGAGATGCCCGTGCTGAATGCGACCACAGGACAGGTGGCTCAAAGCGGAAAGGACTGTGCGATCTATTACCAGCGTTATGCGGTGGCTTACGGCCGGCATGCGTATAAGATGCTGGGACCGGAGATGGACGTGGGCAGTGGGAAAGAGAAGTGGAATCTGTATGCCAAGCAGGGCAAGTGCACGCAGAACGATGACTATGCCGTAACTGTGCGCGACAACTGAGATGGAGGTGGAAGATGCGTAGCATGAAGTGGATGAACGGGCTGGGGATCATATTATTCATCGTGCTCCTTGTGGTGGCGCCGGCAGTGATGCCGGCGTCCACCGAAAAGGGAGATAACTGGCTGGACTGGTTGAAGCCGATAGGCGTGATACTGCTATTGCCGGTGGTCAAGCGGCTGTTTCAGTGGCTGGGGCTGGAGATCGGCGACAGTCAGATCGAGGCGCTATTGGTGCGCATCATCGAATGGATAGTTGTGGCGGAGAAGAAGCATGGCAACATAAGCGGTGCGGAGCGGAAGAAAATCGTAACGAACACAGTGGTGGCGATGTTGAGCCGACGTGAGGTGAATGCGCTGGTGAAGAAATACGGCAGTATCGAGACCGCGGTGCAGGCGGCATATGAGGTTAGCAGTATTGCGCAGCGGAGCAACGCCATCGGATTTGTTTTGAAGAACAAGAATGAAGGAGGCAAGTGATGGCAGTCAGGAACTTTGACAGCATCTTTTACCGGGTGGCAGCGACGCCGGTAAGCAGCGTGACGAAGACGGGTGCCGGAGCAACGCTGGCAATCACCAACTGGACGAAGCTGGTGGGTTTGCCGACCAAAGATGGCGTGAAAATCGGGATTGAGGCTGATGGACAGACAGAACTGGGCGGTGGACAGACCTATACCGGCAGTGAAAAGGGCATGGCAGAGATCCATGCGATCGGGTTCAGTGCAGCCAACTTTGCGACGTTGCGCAGCGCATTACTGAATGTGAAGGTGGATCTGCTGTTCATCGACAGCGAGCAGGATAGTGTTGGTCTGGCCGTGTGGAACACGATCGTGTATCCAGCGGCGGACTTTCAAAGCGGAGAGCAACCGACGCTGAAGATCGGCGGGGAATGCAAGCGTGGGACGGGGGCAGCGAATACACCGTTTACGCATGTAACCGTAAGTGTGTGATGATTATCCAGGTGCAACTGAACAGAGAACGGGGGCGGGCAGAGATGTCCGTTCCCGGATATTAACCGCGGAAAAACCGAAAAGCACGGGCGGGGATAGAATGCGGATGAGACGGATAAAGGATGGACAAGCGGAGCATGTGCAACTGAACAGACCGGCGGTGCCGGTAAGAGAGGAGATAGATGAGAAGGTTTTATGAGGTATTTGTCAGGTTGGCAGGGACGCCACTGGCGGAGGTTGATTTGGCGACTGATGTGCTGGCGGAATGGGATCAACTGGAACTGCCGGATGAAGTGGCGCGGATCACGCTGGTACAAGGCGTGGTGAAGATGCTGTCCACGGGTCAAGGGCTGACGGAGACGGAGGTAGTGGAGACCGAGGTTGGGACGTTGCGGGTGAGCAAGGAGGAATGGGATTATCTGCGGGCGGCGTTTAACAACAAGCGGGTGGACGTGATGCTGGTGGATCCGGAGAATACTGATATGGTCGTATGCGCCTGGGGGATTCAGGTGAACGTGGTGAAGTTGGCAGAAAGCGGGAACACGATTACTGTCAAGGTGATTGGCAAACGCGAGATCAGCAGCGAAGTGACGGGAGCGGCGTTGAGCGTATTGGCGGCGGAGCCAAGCGGGATACTATGGGGTTATGTGCGGAATGAAGGTGGAGAGCCGATCACGGAAGTGGGCGTAACAGCCACGGGTGGCGGATATACGATTGGCGATATGGCGGACAAAGACGGGATGTATCTGCTGTTGCTGAAATTGGGCACGTATTATGTATGTGCAGTCAAGTCCGGGTATTTATTCCCAGAGCCACAGAGTGTAGATATCAAAGCCGGCAAGATTCAATACAACATATTAGGGACACCGGCATGACCTGGGAGCAAGTAAAACTGGTGATCCAGCGGATGTGCCTGGACATGTTTGGCAAGAAAGCGGAGATCCCGGCGGACTGGGATTTGGAAGCGATCGCACATGCAGTGGCGGTGAAGGCGGAGCAGTATAGGGTAGATCCAGTGCTTGCTTTAGCACAGGGTGTATTAGAAAGTCATTTTGGCGTGAATCCGGCAGCGGTGCGCACCAGGAAGACACGTAACATCTATAACGTGGGCAACGTGGATGATGGCGGGAACCGGTTCTTTCCGAGCTGGGAGAGCGGGATAGGAGCGTATATTCATCTGATGGCGAGGGAGTATCTGTATCGTAATGAAGGTGATACGGTGACGGTGGAGATGATGGTGAAGCATGACTTCGTGAGACCGCGGGGAGGCAGGTATGCCACGGCGGTGAACTATACGAAGAATGTGGTGAAGATTGCGGAACGAATCCGGAAGGTCTTGGGGGAATGATGCTGAATCCGGGAACAATCGTGATAACCATAATAGGGTTGATCAACGCATACGTGCTGTATTACCTGAAAAAGCGCGGGGATAAGGAAGACGGACGGGATCGGCGGATCGATGAACTGGAGCAAAAGATGGCGTGTTTGGACAAGGACATGGCACTGCTGCGGAGTGGGAGTTTGACGGAAGACCGGTTGCGTCAGATCTTGCGAGAAGAACTGACGGCGTTTGAATTGAATCTGATCAATAATGAGCAGATCAGCCCGAAGGGCGTGCGGAAGAGATAGAACGCGGATCGGACGGATGAATAAGGGATAAGCGGGATTATGCAACAGACCGGCGATGCCGGCGAGAGGAAAGATAGATGACTAAAATAGTATTGGATTTGAACGGACGGTCGACAGGGGTCGTGGAGCTGGTGAAGAATACTGATCTGGACGGGACAAATGCGAGTGCTGCGTCCGGAGTGATCGATGCCACCCGGGGCAGGTTAGTGCGGTTGGTGGCGACGGGCGGTAATGTGAGATACGTGACGGGAGCGACGCCGGTGGCAGTCAGCACCGATATTATAATCATGGAAGGGAGCGAGCTGTGGATTCCGGTGGCAGCGGGGCACAAGGTAGCCGTAATCGGCGGGATATGCAACGTTAGCGTGGCGTTATGAACCGGCTGGGTCAATTGGGGCGGATGAGCTGGCTGAATGGCAATGTCAGCGTCCGGAAGAGGATATTGCCGGAGACAAAGGCATATATTGCTGCCATGACAGTGCGGCCGACCAGTGCCATAGCCAATGTGTATAACACCTTGATTAAATCAATGATATCCTCAGGAATATGGGATAAATTAGCTTGTTTGGAGCTGTATTATACCGCACACACAGAGCAGGCTGGTTTGCTGAATGTGGTCAACCCTGCTGAGACCGGGAGAGCGGTTAATACGCCGACGTGGGAGCAGATAAAAGGTTACACTACAAACGGTTCAACGAATTATGTTGACACCGGATTCCAACCGACTGATGATGGCATGAAATACAAAAGGAACAATGCGATCATCGGCTGGGTAGCACATTGGGATTCTATCCCGCAAACCAACGGCTGGTATGATGTCGGCTGGTCAACCGGGACTGTCGGTGACGGCATTATCCGGTTGCATATATATAGTGATGGTAAGCTTGCTTACAGGATGAACGGAGCAGCGGCACTTACTGCTGCTGGAACAATCACCAGTAATTCCCGCTATATTGCTATGACCAGGGCGTTATCGACGCATCATCATTTCATCGTGGACGGTAATTATTCGGTTGCGGTCTCCGCAAACAGTGCTGCAGTGGGAGTTCCTGCCGGAACATTGAAAACAATTGTTTTGGGCGGGAGTAACATAAACGGTGTGTTTGGCAATGGGAAAGCAATATACCCTGCCGTGTTTTTTGCCGGATTGCATTTGACCTCCGGAGAGTGGGCAAGTTTCAACGGAGCAATTGCTATCTATCTGGAAGAGATGGGGGCAATATGAGCATGATATATCTAACGGCAGAACAAGCTGATGCCGTTCGCGGCGTCTATGATAACATCTATGTGCTTGATCCGATTGCCCATGCTGACGGGTTTGTATTGCCTATTTGCGTGTTAGCCAGTACTGCTTATGAAAGTGTGCAGGCGATATTGGCTGCTTGCCCGAGAGTAGAAGTCACATTTACTGCACCGGCAGCAGAATAATCAGTAAAAGAGGAGATATGATGGAGATCAAAGTATATACGAATCTGGACGTGGTAACGGAGGCGTGGAACATATTGGATGAGATTGGGCTGGCAGCGATGCTGGACGGTGGCGAGATCAAGATCGAGGTGCGGGCGCTGCTGAACAAGCTGCTAAAAGGTGGACAATTGAAAGAGTTCCTGGCGGTGATCACGAAAGATAATGCTACTGACTGGGGAGCGCTGAGCGGGAATGAGATCATTGAGGTGATCGGGCGTTTTTTTTCCGTTATGGGCAGCGATTGGAGCGCGTTGCCCGGGCTGGTGAGCAGCGTGAAGCAGGTGAAGGCAGCGGAAAGCGGGAACGGCGAAAGGTGA